GACCCAAAACTATCCCAACGTCCTCATACTGTTCAAATAGATCTGAGAGGTAGTCGGCTGCGATATACATACTTTTGTATGCATCATCCCAATCGCTTACGCTCCAACCCATATTTTCAAATCTTGCCTTATGGCAGGAAGTATTGAGCTGCATGAGTCCTTTGCATGGTCCGTTTTCTGCATCTTCCTGGAAGCGGCTTTCTCGTTCCGCTATTGCCAGCAAGAGCTCTGGACAGATATTAAATTCACTGCCGATAACCTCGGCTGTCTGATAGATCTCGGCGGGAATCCCCGTCTCATCTTCTGTTGGAAATGTGCTCAGTGAATTAGCCTGAGCGGTAGACGGTAGAGCCATGACCAGCACTACCGAAAGAACTAAACCTCCTAATACTTTTTTTCTCATCACATTCCTCTCCCCTACTTAAGGATTTCAATTCGCTCCTCCTGTGGAACATTTAAGGCCCCCATGATCTGCTCCCATACCCCTATAGGAATCAATGATGGGTTATCCCAGTAATTCTTAAAAGTGTGGCTGGATCCGATTGTTGTGTGGGCTCGCAGCGCTTCCTTTCCTCTGATGTGCCTTAGTTCCATGTACTTTTTGCAGGTTGCCCTGAACAAATCAGCATTCATGCATTTTCCTCTATTCCTTCTAAAAACAGTTCAAGGGGAACATTAAGGACCTTGCAGATCTTGTAATACTCCACACAATCTATTGTCCTGTCTCTAACGCAGATATCGGACATCTGAGAAGGTGAAAGTCCTACCTCTTTAGCTACAAAGCTCTGTTTTATACCATGTTCCTCTAGGTATCTTTTAATCCTTGCCCCTACCATGTAGCCTCCTTTCTACGATATTTTCGTACTTGATGCTTTTAAAATAACTACGATTATTTCGTAGCTCTTAAATACATTGTAACTACGATTTTTTCGTATGTCAACAACTTTTTATTATTTCTCTACATTTTTTTCGTACTTTTCACGATTTATGTGGTAAACTAGGATTGGATAAGGAGGGTCAAAAACATGGCAGATCAGATTGATTATTTAGTTAGAGACAATGTAATGGAAGTGCTTATTGAATGTAGGAAGGAAAAAGGGATCACCCAGGCACAGCTTGCTGATGTTCTGGGATTGAAACCGACAACAGTTGCTTCATGGGAACAGGGTAAATCATTGCCTAATATTCAGACTTTATATAGATTGGCTCAGTATTACCATAAGACCATAGGCTATATGTATGGAGAAGGGAGAGATAATGGCATCAGCTAAGAAGCTTCCAAGTGGTGCATGGAGAACTTTAATAACTAAAACTGTACATGGGAAAAAGGTTCGAAAGTCCTTTACTGTTCACCCTGATCAGATGGGCGGCGATAGCCGGAAGGCAAAAGACCAATCAGAACTGCTGGCCCGTAATTGGCGTCTATCAAAGGAAAGCACTTCTGTGCATGGTCTTGTAGTAAAGGATGCCATTGAACAGTACATTGATGACCGCAGCAAGGTCCTCTCACCTAGTACTGTGCGTGGCTACAGGCTCGTTCTGAAGAGTTTTGAACCGATATGGGACATTTATATATCCGACATAGAAACGGCCCTTATACAAAGGCTGGTGAACGATTGGAGCATAGAGGTAAAAAGCAAGACAATCCGTAACAGGGTTGCTCTTCTACTCTCTGTCCTGGACTATAACGGGATTGATAAGAAGTTTAAGGTTCGCTATCCTCAGAACAACTCTCAGAAGGTAACATCACCCGACATTGAGGATGTTCAGATCTTCCTGAGGAACGCCAAGGGGATAATGGTTCCGATCATACACCTTGCCGCCCTCGGATCACTCCGGCGCGGTGAGATTGCAGGCCTTCGTGAAATGGATATATCCCGTGATATGTGTACCGTGACAGTAAATGGCGATATGGTGCTTACTGCCGACAAGAAATGGGTCTATAAGCCCTTCCCGAAGACTCAGGGCTCTATCCGAACCATTCAGCTCCCGAAGTTCGTCATTGATAGCATACCTGTCAAAGAGGATCCGAAGGATTTTATCTTCGATATCACACCTGCGGCAATGTCTGACCGGTTCACAAGGTTGGCTGATAAGCTTGGCCTTCCGTTTACGCTCCACTCGCTCAGGCACTTCGCAGCGTCCTTCAGAACAGATCTCGGAATCCCTCGGAAGTATGTTGAAGAAGTGGGCGGCTGGGATAAGGACAGTGTTATCCTCCAGAGGACCTATGACAACACCATGGACTCTTCCAGGAAGAAATATACACAGATTGCAAACAGATTTATCGAAGAGAATTTCAACTTCAAAGAAGAGGCCGCTAATTAAGGGTCTCTTTTTTCGTGTGCATTTCGTGTGCACTTCGTGTGCACTTTATATCGCATTTGGTGCTTTTTGGGTTGCAGATAGTGCGAACTAATTGCACATTATGACATAGAAAAAAGCCAGTAATCAAGCGGTTTTCAATCGATTTCCACTTAACTACTGGCTTCTTTGATTTAGTGCCGGCAGTGGGACTTGAACCCACACTCAAATGAGTTATATCCCGCACCGCAACTGAGTTTCAAAAATTCCGTGTGCACTTTTGTGTACACTTTTTTAAATTCCCATTAATCTTACCACACTCAGCCAATATTCGCCCGCTTTGTTTTTGATCTCCGGCAGGAAGCTCTGTCCGATCTTATCCAGCTCGTTTATCTTCTTACGGACATCATCATAATTATATCCCTGGGCGGTGAGCTTAGCTTGTCTGATGCTGCCATTGCCATACTCGCCGTTAACGATGTCAAGGATCAGCTCGGGTGTAATAGGCTTATATGCTTCTCCAGCATCATACTTTTTGAGGTTGTAGGTCTTTGAGTTGATGATCTTGATGATGCTCTCAGCATAAGCAGGCCCCGTTGCATAAATAGGGCCTATAGCCCTTATAGACTCTTCAGGAGTTGCGCAGCCTACACCAGCCTTATATCTTGATGCAGTGCAAAGCAAGTCCATATAATCTTCGACCGCATCCGATATACTGCTATAGGCTCTGAAGTTGTCGCGTATCTCCGTTGCCGTCTTTGAGCCTCCGTAATATTCCTTCGTCTTGCTGTTGTATGAAGCACCCTTCCAGGCTGTCCCGAAGTGGTAAGCGCTATTACCTACCTTGATACCAAAAGGGGCATTATACTTCATCATAGTAGGTGATCCAGCTCCCCATCCTGTCTCATGAGCTGCCTGGGCGATACATACAGATGCAAAGAGTTTATTTCCATGCTTTTTCGCTTGTTCCACAGCAAGCGGTGCCATCATTTCAATAAATGCTCCTATCTGAGCCGCTGATGCTGTTGCCATAATCAATCACCCCGATTCATATTAAACACTGCCGCCTCTATCAGCTGATCAAGCTGTTCTTCCGTAATAAGGATTCCGTGTCCGACCATCCACTTCGTCACAAAAGCAATAACCTCGTCCTTCTTGACGGCCCCCATGCCAGATCCTTTAATGGTCTGTTCTGCCGCTCTTACTGCAAGTTCAACAACTTCAAGAAGTCTCTGATATTTGATGTCAGCAAGCTTCTCCTTCAGAAGCGGGATGATGTACGCGGAGATAAGTGCTGCCGATATGGCTACCACTATCTTTAGAAAGTTAAAGGTCAGTTCGTTCATGACTTGTCCTCCTTATTCAGTTTGTCTCTCATGATCTCAATGAATCCAGTAACAAGAAGCTCCACCGCTCCACCGCCAAGGCCATACTGGACAAGGGTGTCGGGTATCGCGTCCTTTACCCAAAAAGTTACCCAGGCTACCGCCACGAAAATGACCCAATAAAGAAGGACCCCACGTACAATGAGGTCCAACTTCTTTTTCTTGGGTTGTTCTTTTGTATTGCGCTTAATCAGCTTTTCCTGTACTCTCTCTATACCACTCTTCATAGGCTTAATCTTCCGCTAAATGCTCGTGAACAATACCATCAATCCGTTTGTGAGCTGACTTGGTGGATTGTTCCACAATGGTTAACCGTTCCTTGACCCCTTCCAGGTCTATTCTTAGTGACTTAACTTCGGCCTTAAAGTCGGCCTTGATCTCCTTCAGATCTGAAGCCATCAGTTCAATCTTCACAAGGATTTCAGAAATCTGAGCTCCGTCATTCTTGGAATCCCCTTTAAGGTTACGCCATAAAGCTGCTGCGGCGATTATCAGTGACAAAATTGTAGCTAAGTCCTTGATGTCTGGCATGATTTGTCCTCCTAATGAAAAGGAGCTACCGCCCATCAAAAGCAGTAACTCCTATCTAGTGTTATAGTGCTGCTATCCTTGTCTGGAAGTCTGCAAAGTCTGATGATGCCGCCACAATAGTTTTGAGGTCGGTAACAGAAATACCATCTTGTACGGGTATCTGAACCCACTTCTTGGTTCCACCATCGTTTATGCACTCATAAAAATATCCATGGGTGTAGTCAGCGTTCGAGGTTCCTGTGTACTGAGCTATAATACCGACAATATCCTGAGCCGTGCTTGTACTTGGCATCGACTCATATTGCGTGCCTCTTTGCAGTTCAGCCCATGTAAAGGTTGTAGTGCTGCCGCTTGTAGTGATTGCTGTGCATCGATAAAGGATACGCTTTATATAATTAAAGTATCTCGCTCCTACGTAAGGCGCCCAGGTGGAAGAAGTCGGGTTGTTGTTATGGAAGTGGATTCCATTCACATAATCAAGATTTCCGGCTCTCTCGATAAGTCCATCTATGCCGTAAAAACTCGAATAGTTCCAAGCCTTTGTCCATGAATGTGATGTATCATACCACTTCGAAACGGGGAACTTATTACAAGTAACCTTGTTGTACTTGCTGCCAGTTTCCAGAGCGGTAAACAGCCTTGAAAAGCACTCGCCGTTATGCGGATTCGGTTGTGTATCGTCTTTTCCATTTGTATTGCTAATGTTGAGTTCAAAGATACTGTTCGATATAAAGCGTCCGCAATACATAAAGTCTGACTCAACCGCAATAGCCGCTGTTCTGCTTGAATCTGCAAGGCCAGCATAGTTCATACCAACTCGCCCAAAAGTGCCGCTGATACGTGAGCTATTGAGGGTTGCTGACGGCAAATAAAAAGCTGACATCTGAACATGGTCTATCCACAGGTTGCTTGCAACGATCTGTGCTGATGTAGCCGTAACAAATCCACCTGCTGAAGAACCGTTATCACTCTCAATGAAGTGGCCCGTCAACTGGTCGGCCCAAATATCAGACACATTTACTGATACGCTGGTGCGCTGATCTGCTGGATTTTCCGTCACAAGATTGGACATGAAAATCGCTGTATGACATTTGCAGAACCAAAGATTGTGCAAAAGAGTGTCCGTAAATGTCGTTACGATACACTTATTACACCAAAAGAACCCACAGTTCTCGATATAATGATGCATGGAGTTTCTTACAGCAAAGCCCGAGAAGCTCCAAAACTGACAGTTCTTGATGATGCCAGGTGCAAGCTCAGAAACATCAATACCATTTATGTCAGCAGTAACTGTAGACTCAACAAGGTACTCATATTTAGGATCTGATGTGGGTGCCGTCTGGTTCTCTGAGATGTAAAAACTGCCACCATCAAAGGTCAGATTAATAAAGTTAATATCTTTATAACCTGACCTTCTGAACATTATCGTTCCAGAGGTTGAGCCTGTATATCTGAGGATTGACATAGGATCATGCGGCCTGTTGTGGTTAGGGTCGAAAGTATTGCCAGCCGATTGCACCTCCACATTGTCACCGATGAACGTAATGTCCTTGCTTATAGTAATACCGCTCGCAAAGTTGTATATACCAGCGGGGAAGTAAATAACTGAGCCATTGGGAACCAATGCAATCAGAGCGGTGAGTGCTGCTGAATTATCCGTGGTAGTGTCTGACATTGCGGAAGTGGTAATACCATAGTCAAGAACACAATACCTACCCTCAGACTTTCTGACATAATCCACAATACCACCTGCGTTAGCCACAGTTGCGTTGGGATCATAGACGGAAGCGATCATATCGCCAGCGCCATTTCCGTCCATAACATCAAAACTCTGCCCCGTGGGGTGGTCAGCATCTGTAAAGGTTACTCTGTGACCTCCCGTGATATTGGTTATTTCCACCTCTGGACTAATACCATCAGTACCATCGGTGCCGTTCATCACATCAAAGCTCTGTCCTGTGGGATGCTCTGCGTCTGAAATGGTTACTGTATGTCCATCTGTAATTGAAGTAATGGTAACTTCAGGGCTTGTTCCGGCAATACCCTGAGGGATTCCGAAGTTCAATATTGGGTCTGTTGAGGTGCCCGAGTTTGTAACCGTTGCGCTGGATCCAGGCGAAAGTGTCGAAGTGCTTCCAACTGTTACTGTAATACTCGCATCGATGCCCGAGTCTACATAAGCGCTAGTCTGAACATCGTATACGTACCAATTACCATTCGCCCCGATATACGGAGGATTAGCACTCCAGGCAGCAGCATCACGTGCTGAGGAAGCAGCATCATTTGCCGAGGAAGCAGCTGAGGAAGCACTCGAAGAAGCCTCTTCAGCATAATGCTTCGCGTTGTTCTCATAATAAGGACTTTCGCTTGTCACATCGGTTCCATTCTGCTTTCCAACAGCATATCCTTCGGACTTCAACGCATTTGTGCTTGCACTTGTTGCGCTACCACTTGCAGATGTTGCGCTGTTGCCTGCATTAGTTGCAGAGGTTGAAGCTTCGCCCGCTTTGGTCGATGCTGTCGTAGCACTTCCTGCCGCTGCGGTTGCACTGTCAGCAGCCTCACCTGCTTTGGTAGTTGCTGTTATAGCAGCCGCGGAAGCTGTGTCGGCAGCGTCCTGAGCGTCCTGAGCGGCATCAGCACATTCGGTCACCGATAATACTATGTCCCCGGCAAGCTCAATAACCCTAT